TGTACGGTCAGGGCCAGGGTTACATGCTGAACGCGGCGATCGCGACGTTGCCGAGAATGCTGAAGGACGGCCGCGCGCTGCATGGCGGCCGGCGAATGATGGCGTGGTGCGTTGGCAACGCCAAGGTGACTTATTCCGGGAGTGCTCTGGTGATGACGAAGCAGGCGGCGGGCTCGATGAAGATCGACCCGGTGATTGCCATGCTCAATGCGTTCCTGGCGCTTGCTCGGGGGCCGGTGGCAGGCAAGGCCGAAGTGTCGGTCGATGAATGGATCGCCGGGATGCGGGCGGCGTGAGCAGCTACCCTCTTTCCAAGGCTGCCGCGCGGATGGAGGCAACGTGGGAGGCCAAGCGAATTGAACGGAAGAGCGTGGATATTGTCCGGTTTGGCGGAGTTTCCGCGAGTGACCGAGACAACTTCACCACCAACCGGGTAACGCTGGCGGATTATAGCGATCACCTGGCCCAAGACGGGAATGCGGCGGGCCTTTCAGCAACGTGGGGTTGCGTAAATTTGATTGCGGGAACTGCTGCCAGCCTTTCGGCAGCAGTCCACCGCCCTGACATTAACGGCATCAGGGTCGAAGCCCGCGATCACCGTCTACAGAACGTAATCGGGCTCGATCCGAACTACGATCAGACCGCGCTTGATTTCTGGGAGTTCATGTTCGCCAGTGTAGAGCTGCAGGGCAATGCCTATGCGGAGATCGAACGAAACGGTGCCGGAGACGTATCGAGCCTGACGCCAATCCGTCCCGATTGCGTTAAGGTGCGGCGGGGCCATCGCGGTGGAATTGAGTACGAATGGACGGTCGATGGCGAGCGCAAGCTACGCCAGCAAGAGCAGATGTTTCATGTACGTGGTTTCGGCGGCGGCCCTTTGGGGGGCGTTTCCACCCTTACATTCTGCCGGCTTGCTTTCGGCGGTGCTATGGCGGCAGAACGGGCTACGGCGAAGATGTTTGCGAACGGCGTCAATCCGTCAGGCACACTGACGTTTCCAGGCGCGCTTGTTGGCGAGCAGCGGCCCGAGCTGGAGCGCATACTGAACGAGAAGTTCATGGGCGCGATGAATTCGGGCCGACCGATGCTGCTCGACAATGGACTTAAGTGGGAACAGCTGACGATCGATCCAGTGGATGCCCAGATGCTGGAAAGCCGCAAGTTTAGCGGTGAGGAGATTTGCAGGATATTCGGCGTGCCACCCGCGATGGTGGGCTACGGCGACAAGGCATCGAACTGGGGAACCGGCAAGGAAAACGATGTCCTGGGCTTCCTGAAGTTCACATTGCGCAAGCGGCTGAAGCGGGTCGAGCAGGCGGCCACCAAGCAGCTGTTGTCTCGCGCGGAGCGTCAAGCTGGCACAGCCATCAAATTCAACATCGAAGATCTGCTGCGCGGCGACAGCGAAGGCCGGGCCAAGTTCTACGAAACGATGACCCGCATCGGGGTGATGACCCGCAACGAAGCGCGCCGGCGTGAGAATCTCGCGCCGCTGCCTGGCGGAGATGTGCTGATGGTTCAGATGCAAGACGTGCCGCTGACGACAGCGGTCGAAAACGAAGGTGCCAAACAATGAGGACCAAGCAGGGCGCGGCCGTTCTACAGATCAAGGCGCTTGAAGAGAGCGGCGAGTTCACGGGCTATGGGTCGGTGTTTGGCAATGTCGACTTGTATGGCGAGATCGTCATGCCCGGCGCGTTTCGGAAGTCCCTGGCCGAGCACAAACGCGGAAAGACGCGCCCGAAGATGTTCTGGCAGCATGATCCGCATTCGCCGATTGGCAGCTGGGTCGAGCTCGTTGAAGACGAAATAGGCCTTCTGGTGACCGGCAAGTTGAACATGGATGTCCAGCGCGGCGCCGAGGCGCACGCGCTGCTGAAGGCGGGCGACATCGACGGGCTATCCATCGGCTATCGTGTCGTCAAAGCCGACGAGGATGAAGCCGAAGGGGTTACCCGCCTGAAGGAACTGAAGTTGATTGAGGTCTCGGTCGTATCGCTGGGCGCGAACGACCAAGCCACAGTTTCCGCGGTCAAGGCCGCCGAGATCGACAACCTTTGCGCCCGCCTCGCAGCCGGGGATCGGCTGACGGAGCGCGAGTGGGAGAAGTTACTGAAGGAAGAACCCTTCGGTCTCTCCAATGCCGAGGCCGAGCGTGCGGTGCGCGTTCATGGCCTCAAGATGGGTCAGGGGGAGCCTGACGAAGCAGCCGACTTCTGGCGCGCCCTATTGGACGCGCCGGCCATCGACACGAACGGCGAGCCCGCCTGAGGTCGCCGAAACCAAGGATTACCGACATGATGAAGAAAACGATGTTTGCCGCTTCGGCGGCCTCGGCAGCGCTTTGCCTTGGCGCGATGACCGCGACCGAGCGCGCTCGTGGCCGCTACCTGCGCGGCCCTGATGGCCACCCTGCAGGGCAGAAGACCGCGGCACAGCTTGCCGCCGAAACAAAAGCAGCATTCGACCAGCGCCTCGACGAGGTGAAGGCGGTGGCCGAGGATGCCCTGGGTAAGGCAAAGGCCGGTGAAACGCTCACGACCGGAATCAAGGAACAGATCGACGAGACGCTTACCAAGCTGAACGAAGATCGCGCTCGCCTCGATGACCTCGAGCAGAAGTTGGCCCGCGACACTGGCCGCGGCGAAGATGGTCTGACGGCAGGTGAACGCTTCACCAGCGACGAGAAGTTCAAAGCTTTCGCCGCTGAGACCCGCCCGCGTGGGCGCATTATCGTCGACGTCAAGGACATCTCCTCGCTGACGACCAATGCTGACGGCTCGGTCGGTACGCTGATCCAGCCTCAGCGCGCGGCTCCGGTCTCGAACCCGCAGCGCCGCATGACAATTCGTTCGCTGCTGGCCCCGGGTCAGACAAACTCCAATTCGGTCGAGTACGACAAGGAGACCGGCTTCACCAACGCGGCCGCGGTGGTGGCGGAAGGCGCCGCCAAGGCTCAGTCCAGCATTCAGTGGGAAGAAGCTACCGCCACCGTGCGGACCATCGCGCACTGGATGCGCGCAAGCGTCCAGGTTCTCGCCGATGCGCCGGCACTGCGTTCGATCATCGACCAGCGCCTGCGGTATGGCCTGGCCTATGCCGAGGAAGTGGAGTTGCTGACTGGTGACGGGACAGGCCAGCATCTGCCGGGCCTGATCACAGAAGCCACCGCCTATGCCGCGCCTGGCAGCTTGGTTGCGGATTCGATGATCGACGATCTGCGCTATGCAATCCTTCAGGTCGCGCTCGCCGAGTATCCGGCCAACGGCATTGTGCTGAACCCGATCGACTGGGCGTTCATCGAAACGATGAAGGACGACCAGGGCCGCTATATCCTGGGCAACCCGCAGGGCGTTGCCGAGGCTCGGCTGTGGGGTCTGCCGGTGGTGCCGACGCAGGCGATCACCGTCGACAAGTTCCTGGTCGGCGCCTTCGACCTGGCCGCGCAGATCTTCGATCGGCAAGATGCCACGGTCGAGGTTTCCACCGAAGACCAGGACAACTTTATCAAAAACAAGGTGACGATCCGCGCCGAGGAACGGCTCGCACTGGCCGTCTACCGGCCCGAAGCGCTGGTCTACGGCGATCTTGGCCGCCTCTGAGCTGCTGAATGACAATGCTCGGGGAGTGGGTCCGCCCACTCCCCGTTTTCGTGAGCCCCGTCTGCGGGCCTCTCGCAAGCGTAGGAGCGATACAATGGCAAAAGTTGAGGTCATCCTGACCAAGCCGCTGAACGGCAATCCTGTCGGTTCGAAAGCAGAATATGACGAGCGCGACATTGCTCGCCTCGAGCGCCTTGGCGCAGTCCGGCGGGTGAAAAAGGCAAACGCCCCGGCCAACAAGATGGCCCGGCCGCCAGCCAACAAAAAAGTTCCAGTGCCTGACGGCCGAGATGCTGCTGGCAGCAATGGCGGTGGCGATCAGAATGCTGACGCATCTGGTGATGCAGCCGAAGCCGCTGCGGCGACGCCGGCTAAACCCGACCTGATCGAGGGCGGAAAACCGCCCGCCGCCGAAACCGCCTGATCTCCAGGCGAGCACCAGGGCCGCTTGCGGCCCGCACCCAGGGGCAATTTTTCGCCCCGCATAACGAGGAGAATTGCAATGCGCCGCTACACTGTCACGGTGACCACCGCTGCCGATGGCACCGTCACCGCATATTCGCCCGCTCGCATCAGCGGGAAAATCCATCAGATCGAATATGTGAAGACCGACTATGCCGACACGGTCGATTTCACCATCACGGGCGAAGCAACTGGCATCAGCTTGTGGTCGGAAGCGAATGTCACCGCATCGAAGGTCGTCGCACCGCGGCAGGCCACTCATTCTGCAGCTGCTGCCGCATCGCTTTACGCGGCCGGCGGCACGGCTGTGCAGGACAAGATCGCGATCGCCAAGGATCGCGTGAAGATCGTGCTTGCCCAGGGCGGCAATGCCAAGGTTGGCACATTCCACATCCTGGTCGACTGATCAGTTGCCCCAGAAGGGCGGCGCTTTGTTGCGTCGCCCTTTTTGTTTTGCCCTGTTCGCCTAAGGAACGCCCTGGATGACGCTTTCGCTGGTCACACCGGCCGACGCCGACAATCCGGTGGTGACGCTGGCCGAGGCGAAGGCGTGGTGCGAGATCGCGGCCGAAGAGACGGGGCGCGACGGCATGGTGCTGACCATGCTGCTGGCGGCGATCGGCGAGGTCGAGGGCTTCATCGGGCGAGGGCTTGGCGAGCAGGAATGGACGCTGACGCTCGACGCTTTACCGACCGCCCGAACGATCGAGCTGCCGGTGGTGCCGCTGATCTCGGTCGATGCTGTGACCTATCTCGACGAGGATGGCGCGGCGCAGTCGCTCGACGCGGCAGACTATGCCTCCGACCTGCTGGGCAATCCGGGCCGGGTGGTGATGGGCGCCGACGCGAGCTGGCCCACAACTTTCGACGGCCCCAATGCCGTCACCATCGAATTCACGGCCGGTTACACCGCCGACACGCTGCCCGCGCCGATCAAGAGCGCGGTGCTGCAGCTGGTGGCGCAGCAGTTCGACGAGCGGACCTCGGGCGACATGCCGCAGGGCGTGGCTCGTCTGCTCTCGCCGTTCCGCCGGATCGTGATCTGATTTCTAACCTGAAGGGGTAATTCAATGGCCGATCTTTCGATTACTGCCGCCAGCGTCGTCAAGGGCACTGGCGCGGTCACTGTCCAGGGCACTGCCGGGGCGGCGATCGCCGCAGGCGATCAGGTCTATTACGACTCTGGTACGCAGAGCTACAAGCTGGCCGACTGCAACAGCGCCACTGCTGCGGCGCGGGTGGCTTCTGGCACTGCGCTGAACGGTGCGGCCAGCGGGCAGCCGCTGACCGTGCAAACCAGCGGGCCGATCACCATCGGGGCGACGGTGGCAGTAGGGGTAACTTATTTCCTCTCTGGGACTGCCGGCAAGATTCGACCGGCGGCCGACAACACCACCGGCGATTATGTGCAAATCGTCGGCATTGGCATTTCGACGACACAGATCAGCCTGGGCTATCACTCGGCCGGCGCGCCGATGGCGTGATCGCAGGACGGACTTTGGAATGCGCCTGATCCGCTCCGGCAAACTCGATCGCACGGTGACCATCCTGCGCTGCGGGCCGAGCACTGACGACGG